TTGATAGACGTACAAGAAAAAAGAATGCCTGCGGAAGTGGAAGTTCCGACAAGCATTCGCAAAATAATATTACAGTTTCATTTTATACCAATTAACGAAAATAGTCAAAAGGCTAAAAAGTTCAAATTAGAAGATATTGCATGGGACCTACATTTGGTTAAGGATGTTGTGATTGCAGTTCTTATATGTGCAGTATTAAGCAATAACAAATGGATTGCTACCGGAAATGTAAATAAGATAGCAGCAATTATAACAATTGGAGCAATTATCATATATGGACTATTTGCATTTGATGTATGGCTGCGTTGCAGAAAGTAGGTGCAGGATATGTATTACAACGAATGTCCTAACTGCGGGGCAACGTTAGACCCTGGTGAAAAGTGTGATTGTTTATTGGAACAAAATGAACATATCCATATAAGAAGAGTTCAATATGCAACTAAGGCTGAATGGCTTAAGGCAAGAAAAGGTAAGATAGGTGGTTCAGATGCAGCTGCAGTTTTAGGACTAAATCCCTACAAGACCAATGAAGAGTTTTGGGAGGAGATGGTAGGAATAAGAAAGCCCATCGACATATCAGACAAGCCATACGTCATATACGGAAGTAAGGCAGAGGAACACATAAGGGCAATATTTGCACTGGATCATCCGGAATATAAGGTTGAATACTTCGGTGACAACATGCTTCTTAATGATAAATATCCATTTGCACATGCATCGCTTGATGGAGAACTGACAGAAGTTGAATCCGGAAGAAAAGGAATCTTTGAATGTAAGACAACAGAGCTGTTTAGTTCAATCCATAAAGAAAAGTGGGACGGGGAACATATTCCGGATAATTATTACATACAGGTCTTACATTATCTTATGGTAACTGAATATGAATTTGTTGTTTTAAGAGCACAGATAAAAAGCTTATGGAATGGTGAGATAAGGCTTATTACTAAAGATTATCATATTGAACGAAGTGAAGTTCAGGAAGATATTAACTTTCTTTATAAAAAAGAGCAGGAATTTATTAATAAAGTCAAAACAAAAACAAGACCGGCATTAATAATGCCAGAATTTTAAACAGAAAGGAATAGGAAAAAATGGAATTACAGATTTATAATCCAACAGATGAAAATGCAATCAAAAAGATAGATTGGAATTATGAGGAATTAAAGCAGGAAATAACAACAAGAGCGAATGATTATAAAACTCTTGTATACACAGACGACAACATTAAAGATGCAAAATCAGACAGGGCAAATCTTAACAAATTCATAAAGGTTTTAGATACCAAAAGAAAAGATGTTAAAAAGATGATGCTTGAGCCATATACAGAATTTGAAAGTCAGGTAAAGGAACTAATTGGAATCATTGGAGAAGCAAACAACAACATTGACAGTCAGGTAAAGGCTTATGAGCAGAAAAAGAGAGATGAAAAACTCGTAAAGGTTCAGGAAATTTACGATGAAATATTTGGCGATAGTGATTTGTTATCAATTTTAACATGGGACAGAGTATTTAAGCCGACATATCTTAATGCAACAACAACCCTTAAAAGCATAAAAACTGAAATGACAGAGTTATTTGAAAGAGTAACAAATGAACTTAACATTATTAACAATGATGATGGTGAATATCAGTTTGAAATGAAAGAAGAGTATCTTAAAAACTTCAGTATGACAGATGCTCTGACAGTCAAGCAGAGATTTGAAGAAAATGCAAGAAGAAAAGCTGAATATGAAGCAAAGAGACAGGCAGAAATGGAAGCACGTAAAGAAAGAGAAAGAGCAGAAACTGAAAGTGTTGCCGATGCTGGAAAGATTCAGACTAATGAAAATAAAGAAGAGAAAGAAACTGCAGCTACAGAAGCAGTAAAAGCAGTAGAAACTTTCACGGAAGAATTGATTGAACTTGACTTTAGAGTAAGAGCAACAGCAACTCAGCTTGAAGGATTAAAGAATTATTTGAAGAGTAACAATATAGAATTTGGACCAGTGAAATAGGGAGGAAAAGTAAATGGCAGTATCAAACAGTTTAGCAAAGAGTCAGCAGAAAACAACATTAACAGCATATCTTTCAAATGATGCTGTTAAAAATCAGATTAATAGCATTATTGGTGGAAAGAATGGACCACGTTTTATTTCATCAATTATAAGTGCAGTTAATGCAAATTCTACATTACAGGAATGTACGAATGCATCGATATTAAGTTCAGCACTTTTAGGTGAGAGCCTTAAGCTTTCACCAAGTCCACAGTTAGGACAGTTTTACATGGTTCCGTTCAATAACAGTAAGAAGAAATGCAAAGAAGCACAGTTCCAGCTTGGATATAAAGGATATATTCAGCTTGCAATCAGATCAGGACAGTATAAGAAACTAAATGTACTTGCAATTAAGGAAGGTGAACTAATTAATTTTAATCCTTTGGATGAAGAAATAGAAGTTAAGTTAATTGCTGATGAATCAGAAAGAGAAAAGGCAAAAACAATAGGATATTATGCGATGTTTGAATATACAAACGGATTCAAAAAGGCAATGTATTGGTCAAAGGAAAAGATGCTTGCTCATGCTGATAAATATAGTCAGGCGTTCAGCTTGAAAGCAACAGGCGGAAGTTGCCCAAAGGTTTCATATGCTGATTATGAAGCAGGTAAGGTTCCTGAGAGCGAGATGTGGAAATATAGCAGCTTCTGGTATAAAGATTTTGACGGTATGGCATATAAGACAATGCTTAGACAGCTTATTAGCAAATGGGGTGTAATGAGTATTGATATGCAGACAGCTCTTGACAGTGACATGGCAGTAATTAATGAAGATGGAACGAAGGAATATGTTGAAATAGATGAAGGAATGATTGTTGAGGGTTCTGCGGAAGAAATGGAAAGTGCTAATGTCGGTGAAGGTGAAGAAGTAGCTAAGAAGCAGACAACAGAACAGCCTCAACAGACAACGGCTCAGGCAGTACAACAGTCATTCTTCCAATAGGAGGACAAGTCTATGGATATAGTGGATTACATTCCATTTGGAAGGGAGAATGCAGTAACCAGAACGCAGTTAAGGATTATGACAGGTCTGAATGACAGACAAATACGTGAGCAAATATCACAGGCAAGAAGAGATACTGTAATTCTTAATATGCAGGATGGAAAGGGTTATTTCAGACCTCTTCCGGAGGAAAGAAAACTTGTAGAAGCATATGCAAGGCAGGAAACAGCAAGACTAAGGAGTATAGGTTGGAGCTTAAAGGCTGCAAGAAAAATGCTTAAATGGTAACTATTAATTGACATGTCAATACAAAGCACATATCTGATAACAAATATATATCACGAAATTAATTAACTATGTTTATGTAATTAGCCTGCTACATAAGGTGGCAGGCAGAAAGGAGACAAGGTGGGCATAACATTTGTAATTCCCGGACCGCCAAAAGGAAAAGCCAGGGCAAGAACATTTTACAATTCAAAATTAGGAAGAATGCAAAGTATCACACCGGATGGAACAGTTCTATATGAGAATCTGATAAAGACAAACTATACCGAAGTCGCAGAAGATGAAGATTTTAAAGGCTATTTTGATAAAGAGCCTTTGACAATGGCTGTAACGGCGGTGTATGAGATTCCAAAAAGTACAAGTAAAAAGAAAGTAAAATTAATGCAGGAAGGGTTAGAAAGACCTTGTAAGAAACCTGATATAGATAATATTGCAAAGGTTGTATGTGACGCATTAAATAAAGTAGCTTACGGAGATGATACACAAATTTGTGACATGATTTTAAGAAAAAGGTATACAAGAGAAGGAGAAAATCCACACGTTATTGTAACTGTAAGCAATACAGAATAAGGAGTGAACATGGCAAGACCAATAAAAAAAGGACTTAGCTATTTCCCCAAAGATGTTGATTATTACGAAGATTTCAAAATCATGGACCTGATGAACGAATATGGTCCATTAGGTCAGACTATTTACGACGTAGTCATTTCGATGATTTATCGCGAAGGTTACTTTCTTGAATTTAAGAATTTTGAACAGCTTAAGAAGAATCTGCCGGTTAAAATCATCAAGATAATCGGAAATAGATGGATTAATAAAAAAGACTTTGTGTTACAAGTTATTCTCTCTTGTGCGGATATAGGTCTATTCGATTATGACCTCCTGATGCAAGGAGTTGTAACCTCTGTTGGAGTTCAGCGACGCTATGATACAGTGACTGTTAGGAACAAAGTCCAGAAAGAAAAATATAGGTTGATTGATAAAAATGGTCAACCCTTATTAAATGAACCCATAAAAGGGGTTTCTGTAACAGAAACGAACATTAATGTAACAGAAAACAGAGATAGTGCAACAGATATGCAACAAAAGAAAATAAAAGTAAACAAAAGTAAAGTAAATACATATTTCGATTCAGAAAAAGTGAATGATGCATTTGCAGCATATCTCGCTATGAGAGAAAGGTCTGCACCAGTACCGGGAAGCAAGATTGTTAATCTCATTGAGCAGCTTAATACTTTTAAAGATAAAGGCTGTAGTGATGATGAACTTGTAGAGATTGTTAAAGAAGCAACATCAAAAGGCTGGATGAATTTTTATAAGTCGGACAAAAAGAAGCCGGAGCAGAGCAAAGCAAACTTTACTGAACGAAATTATAGCAAAGATGATATGGAATCACTTGAACGTAAATTATTAATGAGGAGATAGATATGGATATAAACAAAATGACAAAAGAACAGATTGAATACAGAATCAGACAGATAGACGGAAGGGAGATGTTTCTAATTAGTGCTGATTATATGACAGATGAACAGAGGGAAGAAGTAAGAGCAATTACGCTTGAAAGAGAGCAGTTACAGAAGAGATTGGAAGAGTTAAATGGATGTAAGAGTTAATGAACCTGCAAATTATTGGCATTTAATTAATTTACCGGGAAATAACCAATATGAAATCAGCATAGATGGAAAAGTAAGAAAAACATTCAAGAACGGTAAGAAAAAAATGTTAACACCATTTAGGAGAAAGAACAAAAGAAATTTATTTGTGAAAATCACTATTGATGGTAAATCAAAGGACTACACAGTTTTCAAATTATTGGTTAATACATTTGTCAATGAAATTCCAAAAGGAAAAGTACCATACCATAAGGACTTGAGTATTTGGAACAATCATAGAGACAACATAGGATTCATAACAAGAGAGGAATTAGGGAAACTTACTGCGAGAATGTCAGGTAAAAGAAAACCAGTAATAAAGATAGATGAAGCAGGAAGAATTGTAGAAACATATGTAAGTGTAAGAGAAGCAGGCATCAGGAACAATATGTCGTATCAGACAATAGCAGACAGATGCCATAACAGAATAAAGAAACCATTTGCATTAGATGGATATAACTATCAGTTTGAAGAATAAAAAATAATCGAAAGGAGCGGAACTCTGGCCAGAGTAATGATATATCGGTTCCTGGAGAAAAATGGAAGGACAATTTGAATTCTTAATTGAAAGAAATGAGTATGTAACGAATGATGCACCGACATTTATTCAAAATGCATGGAAGAAAGCAAAACAAGACAGAAAAAGAGAATTTACGGAAAAACAAAATTTGCCATATGAAAAGAAGATAGCAAGACAGAAAGATATAGCATGGGAATTTTACAACGAAATGCATAAGCGTGGACTTAATGCTCACGTATCAGTTGGAGGGTTAGATAGTATTACTTTGTATATATGGCTTAAAAGCATAGGAATAAATGTGCCGGGAATATCAGTTTCAGGAGTGGAAGATAAAAGCATACAGAAAGTACATAAGGCATTAGGAATTGAGATAGTTAAATCTTACAAAACAAAAGTTGATGTCTTGAACAATGTTGGTTTTCCAGTAATAAGTAAGCGTATTGCAGGAAAAATACAGCTGCTTCAAAATCCCACTGAAGATAACAAGACTGTAAGACATGCGATTATTACAGGAGAATGTGGAGAGCAAGGACATTTTGCAAAAAACAGCAGAATGAAATTACCAAAGAAATGGTTGAAATTATTTGGAGGGTATGAAAATGAGAATGAAAATGTTAACTATCAAAAACCAAATTTTCAGGTGTCAAATGATTGCTGCTATTATTTGAAGGAAAAGCCATGTGATGATTGGGCAAAGCAACACAAGTCACATGCTTATCTTGGAATGATGGCATCAGAAGGTGGGCAAAGAGAGGAAGCATTGGTAGAGCATGGATGTAATTACTATGGAAAATCGACAATTAGATCAGCTCCATTCGCAATCTTTTTAAGGCAGGATATATTGAAGTTGGCCTTAGAAATGAATCAATGGTATTTGGAGCATATAGATGTGTTTGAAGATTTATATTTGAAACAACCTTATAGCAGAGACAAGGAAGGAAATGTAATTCCTTATGAGCCACTTAATAAAATTATTCCTGAAATATACGGAGTAATTAAAAAAGACCCCGATGGAACATTGAGAACAACTAAGGCTCAAAGAACCGGATGCTCTATGTGTGGATTTGGAGTACACCTTGAAAAAAGACCACACAGGTTTGACAGATTAAGGGAACAGAACCCTAAAGAGTGGGAATTTTGGATGTACAAGTGTTGCACGGACAAAGTGACCGGAGAAAAATATGGTTGGGGCAGAGTATTAGACTACATAGGAGTTGAATGGGAAGATGTTCCAGCAGAACAGTTAACTTTTGAAGATTTATTTGGAGGAAATAGCGATGGCAAGAATAGATAAGGAAGAGCAGGCAAGACGTGAGGGCATGGCATATGCCTTTAAGATTGCTAAAAAAAGAGGAATTGATGGACTGGAAAAGGAATTACGATTAAGAAACATTACAAAACTTCCAGTTGCTATCAAAGAAAAAGATGTTGAAGAATGGTGTGATGGAATGAAAAATCAGACAGTAGACAGTGTGGGAATCCTGGCAATGGTATCTTTAAGGGATGGATTTGGATTTGGTAAAAAAAGACTGTTAGAGTTTAGAGAAATATTCAACAAAAAAACAGAATGTATTACGAATCCTGATTGGAGCTGCTGGGATGATCAGATAGCAATTTTAAAAGAAGAATGTGGTATTGATACATTCATAAGACAGAATGAATAGATGTTAAGAAATGTTAAGAAGTAAAATGTACATTGAAAACTAAATATTGGCTGATAAATTTCAAAAAACTTAATTTGTTTGGTAAAAGTATTGACATATACGTACACGTATGATACAATAAATATATCAAATGAAGGAGGTAAAACCAATGGGCAAGAGAAAAGACAAAAAGAGCCTTAAGATATGGGATTTGGTAATCAAGTCGTTAATAGCAATAGCAGCATTGATTACATCAATCGCCGAACTCATAAAGGCTCTTACATAGGAGAAAGGGAGAGAAATCTCCCAATCTCTTACAAGTATATTAGCACATTGGGAAAGAAAATAAAATGAAGAAGTTTAACTTTTCTACAGCATTTTTTATGTTTACCATCATATTAGCTTTAGCAACGGAATGGTCTATAGTAGGATGCGTATTTGTAATATGTGCATCGTTATATATGTTAATTGAGACGATACCGCAATTATGGAGGATTATAAATGGACGAAAAGAAGATTAGAGCACAGGACAAATGGGATATGAAAGCAGGAGTGTCAGCAAAGACATACAAAGTCAATACAGCTGTTGCAGAAGAATTTAAAAAGGTATGCAAAGAACTGCATTTGTCTCAGGGTCCTGAATTGACAAAGTTAATGCAACAATTCATTGAAGAAAATAGGTAAAGGAGAACAATAAGATGCCTAAGGGAGAGCCAAATAGTCAGACGATTGCATCCCAGAAGTGGAATGCCAAAGCTGGGTATGTTGCAAAGACATACAAGTTAAAAAAAGACGTAGCAGATGCATTTGCAGAAACCTGCGACAAGCTAGGAGTAAGTAAGGCAAGCCAGCTCACAAAGATGATGACGGAATTTATTGAACAGAATAAGTAATTGAGAAAACTATCAGCCAGTATTTGGTTGGTAGTTTTTTTATGTGGAGGAAAGAAATGCGATTAATAGATGCAGATGAAGTAATTAATATACTTAAAGAAACTGGAATAATACAAGACAATGATCTGGGTCAGTGTGTTATTGATGAAATTAATAGAATACCTACAGCTTATGATGTGGATAAGGTAGTGGAAGAGTTGGAGAATCGTGTATTAGATACAACAGATTCGCTTACAGGTATAGGAGCAAAGTGGGCTTATAAAGGTGCAATAAATATAGTAAAGGTAGGTGGAACGAATGATTAAGATATTAATTATAGCAATAGTAATCATAGTGATAGCAGCAGTATATTCACTATGTATTATGAGCTCAAAAGATGACAGGAGAAGAGAAAGAGACGCAAGAAGCTGGGATGAGGATTAGTCGATAAAGGTCGAACATTGATAATTGAATAGAGGTAGTTGGAATGGTATAATTTGTGTATGAGTTACAGAGGGGAGGGATCGTATGGCAAAGTTGTCAGAAGAGAGTTGTTTGTATAACAATTTGTCTCAAAAATATGATGATAAAAAGGAAGATATTACTCTTGAATTGTTTGAAGAATGTATTGATATAGCAAAAGAAGCAAATTCAAGAGAAATAAGATTTGTTCTTTTTAAACTGAAATCTTTGTACGATGATACAGACGTAGGAATTGATAACATAAATAAGTTAACAAAAATTGCTAAATGTTTAGTAGGAAACAACTATAAAGCATCATTTTTGATTTGTGTATTAGAGACAGCATTAGAAGAAAAGAAAAATTAGTAAAACAGACCAACTACCAATATTCGGTGGTTGGTTTTTATTTTGCATAAAACAGAAAGGATGGATAACGTGGCAGAAACAAACAAAGCTAAAGAGTATTTGCTCCAGGTAAGCAGAGCAGAACATAGAATAAAGAGACTTCAAGAAGAAATACAGACATTGCAGGAACTGGTAACAAGTACAAGTGCAATAAGTCAGGGCGAAAGAGTTATATCTTCTACATCGCAGGACAAGATGGCAGATACAATTTGCACTATTGAGGAGAAAATAGAAGAATGGAACATAGAGGTTCGTAAATTAGTTGAGATTAGAGCAGAGATTATGACAACAATTTCAAAGTTAAGTAACGAAGAATACAGAGGAATCTTATATAAGAGATACTGTCAATCAAAAAAGTGGGAAGAGATAGCACTTGAAATGGGAATCTCATACAGACATACAACTAGGTTACATGGACTGGGACTACAAGAAATAGAAAAAATAATAATATGTCCTTGAATGTCCCTATGAACATAGATTATCATTATAATATGATAAATACCCAAAGGGAACTAAAGTTCCTCCTCCGAAATTAAGTATTTATAGAGTCATCGAAGAATGAAAGAGCATCCTTATTAGGGTGCTTTTTTAATGCATAAATAAAATGTGTAATAAGTTATACACAATTTGGAATTAGAAAGAAAGGAGTGGTTGCGGTGACTGACAAACAAATAATATTTGCTAATGAATATTTAATTGATTTGAATGGAACAAGGGCGTATAAGGAAGCATATCCACACGTCAAAAATGATAATACAGCAGCAGCTGCAGCCACTCGTTTAATGAACAACCCAGAGGTAAAAGATTACATAGATAAGAGAATTAAGGACAGATTGGAGAGAATAGAAGTAACGCAGGATGATGTAATACAGGAACTGGCAGCAATTGCTTTTGCAAATGGTTCCGATTATGCAAAGGTTGTAACTAAGCCGGTGATGATACAAACATCTGAGGGAGATTACGTTCCTGCTTTGGATAGTGAAGGCAATCAGATGTATTATCAGGCAGTTGAAATAGAAGAGACAGAGGAACTTACCAAAAGGCAAATAAAGGCAATCTCAGGAATTAAGCAGGGGAAAAACGGAATAGAGCTAACTACATATGACAAGGTAAAAGCTCTTGAGTTGCTAGGGAAACATTTAGGAATATTTAAAGACAAGGTAGAGGTGTCAGGCAATATAAATAATCCGTTTGAAGGGCTGACAACAGAACAGCTGCTTAGATTGGCAGGGGAGAACCTTGATTCCAAATGAAAATTTAATAAGATTATATGCAAGAATTGAATTGGCAAGAAGAGATTTTTGGCAATATTGTAAATTAAAAGCTCCAGACTTCTACAAAGAGGATAGGAGCTTTTTACATGATTTCTGTAATGAATTGCAAAGCTTTGTAAAATCAGATGATGAAGTGATGGTTGTAAATATGCCACCAAGACATGGCAAATCAAGAACAGTTGGTAATTTTGTTGAATGGATTCTTGGGAATGACCAAACACAAAAGATAATGACAGGCTCATACAATGAAACATTATCAACAACATTTTCAAAAGGTGTAAGAAATACAATTCTTGAAGAAAAGGCAGATGAAAACAAGGCTGTCTATTCGGATGTTTTTCCGGGAGTAACCATTAAACGTGGTGATGGAGCAATGAATATGTGGTCACTTGAAAATGGCTATAATAACTATTTGGCAACATCACCAACAGGAACAGCAACAGGTTTTGGTGCTACGTTGATGATTATCGATGATTTGATTAAGTCTGCACTTGAAGCAAACAATGCAAATATTCTTGATAATCATTGGTCGTGGTTTACAGATACAATGATGTCAAGACTTGAAGAGGGTGGAAAAACAATAATAGTCATGACAAGATGGCATAGCCTTGATTTGGCAGGTAGGGCATTGGAACACTTTAAGAGCATAGGAGTAAAAGTAAGGCATATATGCTATAAGGCGGTTAAGGAAGATGGAACAATGCTTTGTCCTGAAATATTGTCAAAAAAGTCATATGAAAATAAAAGAGCAACAATGGGTATTGATATTGCAGAAGCAAACTATCAGCAGAATCCTATTGACATAAAGGGCAGAATGTACACTTCATTTAAGACGTACAAAGAAATGCCACAATTTAAGCAGATTAGAAATTATACAGATACCGCAGATGAAGGTAAGGATTACTTATGCAGTATTAACTACGGAGTAACATTTGACAATGAAGCGTACGTACTTGATGTTATATATACGCAGGAACCAATGGAAGTTACAGAGCCGTTAACAGCTAAGCTGTTATTTGATGGAAATGTAAATATTGCAAGAATCGAATCAAATAATGGTGGTAGAGGATTTGCCAGAAGTGTTAAAAGAATACTTCTGGATGAATTAAAAAGTAACAAGACAGTTATTAAGTGGTTTACACAGCATAACAACAAGAATGCAAGAATTTTTTCAAATTCAGCGTGGGTAATGCAACACATATATTTTCCTGAAGACTGGAAGAACAGATGGCCTGATTATTATAAGGCAATGTCAAGGTATCAGAGAGAAGGAAAGAATGATCATGACGATGCACAGGATGCAACAACAGGAATTGCAGAGGATTGTGCTAAGAAGTCTGACGGATTATCAGTATTAAAGTAAAGAGGTGAAGCAAGTGGATTTAGATAGAATGAAAGAATTATTGAGTCAGTATATGCCGGGGCATGCAATGTATATGGTTAAATGTGATATTGCTGACAGATATTACAGAAATCAGAGTGATGTGTTATATGGTCCTAAAAAGGAAGACAATGAAGGCAATCCTTTGAGAAATGCGGATAACAGAATACCCCGTAATTTTCATGGCCTTATAGTAAATCAGAAAGCAGCTTATGCATTCACTACTCCGCCTACGTTTGATGTTGGTAATTCAAAGGCTAATGCAGAAATATTAAAGTCCTTAGGAGATGAATATAGAAAAGAATGCATGGAACTTTGTGTTAATGCAGCCAATGCAGGTGTTGCATGGATTCATTATTGGACAAATGAGCTAAATGAATTTGAGTGGGCAGTTATTGATAGCAAACAGATTGTTCCGATATGGAATAAGTCAGCAAAACAGAAACTGATAGGAGCATTAAGAGTATATACCCAGATAGATGAAGCAGATGGAAAAAACTACACAATATATGAATATTGGAACAAAGAGGAATGTCAGGTATACAGAAGACTTCAATCAGATTTAAATTATGACAACTTAACAGATTATGCAATATTTGAGAATCCGACAACAGGAGAACTTGTAAGTGAGTATAGTCACGGAATGGAAGAAATACCTTTCATTCCGTTTTTTAATAACAACATTAAATCATCTGACCTTGATAATATCAAAAGCTTAATAGATGTATATGACAAGGTATACAGTGGCTTTATCAACGATTTGGAAGATGTGCAGGAACTTATATTTATATTATCGGGATATGGCGGAACTGATTTAAACGGATTTTTGCAGGATTTGAAAAAATACAAAACAATAAAACTTGATGAAGATGGTACAGGAGTAAGCACTCTTAACATTGAGATTCCTATTGAAGCAAGAAACAGTGTTCTTGATGCTACAAGAAAAGCAATATTTGAGCAGGGGCAGGGATTTGACCCAAGACCTGAGACGTTTGGTAATCAGTCAGGTGAAGCACTTAAGTTTATGTATTCTTTGTTGGAAATGAAAGTAGGCTTAATGGAAACAGAGTTTCAGTTAGGATTTTCAAAGCTGATAAGAGCCATATGCAACTTTAAGAACATTAAATGTGACAATATTGTACAGACATGGACAAGAACCTGTATCAAGAATGAGCAGGAGCAGGCAGCAATATGTAAGGATTCTGTTGGAATAATCAGTCAGAAGACAATACTTAAGAATCATCCTTTTGTAGAAGATGTGGAGGAAGAACTTAAACAGCTCCAAAAGGAAAATGAAGAAAAAGCACAAAATTCTGATGTATATCAACAGATGTTTGCTAAACAGCCAAATGGAGATGGAAACAATGGTGATGATTCAGCTAAAGAGGGCGATAACTCAGTAGGTGGAGCAAATGAAGAATAGCGAATACTGGAAGAAAAGATTTGTTGAAATGGAAGAAGCTACACATCAGACTTCCGTAAAGAAAATATTTAATATTCAGGAACAGTTTGACAAATCAGCTAAGGTCATTAACGAAAAAATAAATTCATGGTATCAGCGATATGCGGAAAACAATAATATGTCTATGCTTGATGCCAAAAAATCACTAAATGCCAAAGAATTAAAGGAACTTAAGTGGGATGTTGAGGAATACATAAAAAAGGGCAGGGAAAACGCTTTTTCAGGTGAGTGGGTAAAAGAACTTGAAAATGCATCTGCAAAGGCTCATATAAGCAGACTTGAAGCGTTGGAACTGCAATGCAGACAACAGGCAGAAGTAGCATTTGGTAATTTGAATGATGAAGTAAGCAACCACATAAAGGATGTTTATAAGGAAAACTATTACAGAACAGCTTATGAAATACAAAAAGGTGTGGGTGTAGGTTCGAACTTTGCAGCATTAAATGACAAGCTTATTGAAAAAGTGGTAAATAAGCCGTGGTTAGCTGATGGAAAAAACTTTAGTGACAGAATATGGGGCAATAAGAATCAGCTCATAAATCAGTTACACACAAGTTTAAGCCATATGTGCATCACGGGTTCAGGACCTGACAGGGCAATAAATGAGATAGCATCCAAGATGAATGTAAGTAAAGCAAATGCAGGGCGACTTGTAATGACCGAAACTGCATATTTCAGCTCGGCAGCTCAAAAAGAATGTTTCAAGGAACTGGATGTTGAGAAATATGAGATTGTAGCCACATTGGATGGCCATACATCAGACATATGTCAGGAAATGGATGGAAAAGTATTCCAAATGAGTGAATACGAAGAGGGAGTAACAGCTCCACCATTCCACGTTAACTGTAGAAGTTGTACAGCACCTTATTTTGATGATGAATTTACCAAAGGTGAGCAAAGAGCTGCAAGAGATGAAGATGGTAATACGTATTATGTTCCTGCAGATATGACTTATAAAGAATGGAAGAAATCCTTTGTTAAAGATTCTATTTCACCACAGACAAGAAAAGATTTTGCAAAGTATAGTGATATACTTGGTGAAAATGCACCATCTGTTGAAGAATTTGCAAAAATCAGATATAATACAGATGAATGGAAAATGTTCAAGACGTTCACTTCTTCCATAAAATCAGGTGAACTTTCTGCACTTGCTGACTTTGATTTATATAAAGACATCAGCAAGGAAATGGATGAAAAAATTCTTGGTGTTGTTACAAGCAACAATTTGACAATAACTGGAAAGTCAAATCATTCCATTGCAAGGGTTATAGGTTCAATAGAACAAAAAAGAAATGGTGTCCAGGTTTCTGACATCTTGGATGCTTTAATAAATAAAGATTCTGAAATCCTTCCAGTCAGAGAAATGAAGAATGGAAGAAGTCAGAAGTTCAGAAACAAGGTTGTTGAAGTTTCAGTCAATCCTGACACTGGAAACATCATTCAGGTGAATCCAGTTCATACAAGAAGAAAGAAGGTGGAATCATGATTGTAAAGGCTGAACAGATTGAAGCGTTAAAACCATACATTGAAGACATTGAAGCACTTGTTACATTAGGTGACGTTCAGGCGGTGTTAGATACAATTGATGATGTGATTGTGGACAACATACTTGCAAACAATGATGAACCTGATGATGAAGGAATTAAACTTCAAAAGATATATGATGAAATTTTTAATCAGAACTAAAGGCATCCTAGAAAGGGTGCTTTTTTATTGAGTTGGTGAAAGTCAAAAAAGGACACAATCAAACATTCTGATGCTGAAAGAACAGCAAAAATAAACTGAAAGGACAAATATGTACAAGGAAGAATTACAGGAACAGGTTACAAGATGTAAGGATATGCAGAGTAAATGTAGATTAGATGATATTGATACATTTATTAGGCTTAGCAACAGAATAGAGGAGTTGACAGGTAAAATTGATAAAACTGAAAAACAGTTAGTTGTTCCAGTGCAAAATGACGAAAATAAAATAGAAATGTTCTAAAATATAGTAAGATTCTCTTTTATATGATAAAATATAACAAAAGATTTATGGGAGGAAGAATATATGAGTGAAACTAAGGTATGCAAATTTTGTCAAAGCGAAATTCCTAAGAAAGCGAAGGTTTGTCCGAATTGTAAAAGAACATTAAAAAAAGGACACGGATGTTTATTTTCAATTTTAGTATTTATAATTTTAATATGTATAGGAATTGCAGCAGCATTAAACACAAATGATTCAATACAAAAAGATATTTCAGGTGTATCTGATAAGTCCGAGTATATAACAATGGATGAATACAATCAGATAGAGACAGGGATGAGTTATGATGAAGTAGTTGATATTATTGGCTCAAAGGGAGAGTTATCAACCAAGTCAGAATCCAATGGATATACTATAGAAATATATACATGGTATGGAAATGGAACAGCTGGAAGTAATGCAAATGTAACATTTGAAAATGGAAAAGCCACAGCAAAAGCACAGGTAGGCTTACAGTAAAAATTAGAAACTTAATAACGTTAATCAGAGAGCTTAGAAATAGGCTCTCTTTTTATATGCCTTTTTTCGCAGGCGTTAAAGAACGAAAATACCTTGCCGAAGGTATATCGGTAGAATCCAATCACCAGTAGAACTGGAATAAAACATCTATGGAGGTAATAGAAAATGGAATGGTTAAAGGAATTGCTTGAAGGAGCAAAAATAACAGATGGAAAACTTAATGTTGATGAAGTTATGGAATCCGTAAAGAAAGAGTTTCCAAAACACGCTGTACCAAAGAACGTATTTAATGATAAATGCGAGGAACTTAAGACAGCAAATGAGACAATCACAACATTAAAGAAGGAAAACGGAGACAATGAAGAACTCCAGAATAAGATTAAAGATTATGAAAAAGAAATCGGAAATCTTAAGACTGCAGCAGTAAATACTTCAAAGCAGTATGCATTGAAGGAGCAGCTTGCAAAGTCAGGAGTATTGGATCCGGATTATCTTATCTATAAGGCAGGTGGAATTGATAAGTTTACATTTGACAAGGACAACAATCCTGTTGGTGTTGATGAATCAATCAAGGCTTACAGAGAAGATAAGACTATGGCACATCTGTTTAAACAGAAAGCAGGATATGAACCTAATAAGGGTGGAAATCCTACAAAGAATCCTTTTGCCAAGGAAACATTCAACTTAACTGAGCAGGGAAAAATGCTCAAGGAAAATCCGGCACAGGCTAAGGAATTGGCAGCTGCAGCCGGGGTAACAATTTAAACAAAAAAATGAAAGGAAGGTATAAAATATGCCAGGAACAACTTTACAGGACGTAATTGTACCGGAGTTATTTACTCCGTACGTATTAAACAGAACAATGGAATTATCAGCATTATTTAACAGTGGAATTGTTACAAACAATGCTGAATTTGATGCTTTGGCTTCTCAGGCATCACCATTAGTAACAATGCCATTCTTCGAAGATTTAACAGGAGAATCAGAGCAGGTAATTGAAGGAGCAGATTTAACAGACAATAAGATTACATCAAACAAGGATGTGGCAGCTGTTATCAGAAGAGCAAAAATGTGGAGTGCGACAGATTTATCAGCAGCACTTGCAGGAGCAGATCCAATGAAGGCAATTGGTGATTTGGTTGCACAGTTTTGGGCAAGAGACATGCAGAAGGAGCTTGTGGCAATTCTTAATGGTGTGTTTGGAACAATTCCGGAAGTTAAGGAACCACAGAAAGCAGCTGAAACAAGACTTGCTTCTAATCTTTTAGACATTTCAGGAAATTCAGGAGCTGCAGCTAATTGGAGTGGTTCAGCATTTATTGATGCAGAACAGAAATTAGGAGACGCAAAGGCACAGCTTACAGGTATTTGTATGCATTCAGCTACAGAAGCATATCTTAAGAAACAGAATCTTATTGAAACTGTACAGCCATCTAACGATGTAGCATTTGGTACATATCAGGGTAAGAGAGTAATCATTGATGATGGATGTCCTTATGATTCAAAAACTAAGGCTTATACAACATATCTTTTTGGTAATGGTGCAGTTGCTTTAGGTAATGGAAATCCTGTTGGATTTGTTCCAACGGAAACAGACAGAGCAAAGAGAAAAGGCTCAGGTGTTGATTACCTTATTAACAGAAGAACAACTATACTTCATCCAAGAGGAGTTGCGTTCACAAATGCAAATGTAGCAAAGACAGAAGGACCTTCAAGAGTAGAACTTGCTGATCCAACTAATTGGAATCCTGTTTACGAAGCTAAACAGATTAGAATTGTTGCATTTAAGCATAAGTTAGGTTAAGGAGGATGTTATGGCGGTTAAAACAGTACAGGCCGTAATTAACGGTCAGACACATACTCTCACTTATAATGCGACTACAAAAAAATATGAAGCAACAGTAACTGCACCATCAACATCATCCTATAATCAGAATGGGCATTACTATAATGTTCAGATTAAGGCAACAGATGAAGCAGGTAATAGCGTGTCTAAGGATGCAACAGACACAACTCTTGGTTCAAGCTTGAAGTTAAGAGTTAAGGAAAAGGTTGCACCTGTTATTTCAATAACTGCTCCTTCATCATCTGCTAAGTTAACTAATAATAAGCCGGTTATCAAATGGACTGTTACAGATTCAGATTCAGGAGTTGACCCATCAACAATTAAGCTGATTATTGATAGTCAGACAATTACAACAGGTATTACAAAGACTGCATCAGGAAAGAATTATACATGCAGTTATACTCCTACTACTGCTTTATCAGATGGTTCACACACTATTAAGATATCCGCAAGTGACTATGATGGAAACGCAGCGGCTCAGAAGAGCATAACATTTACTGTTGATACTGTTCCACCTGAATTATCAGTTACAGCACCAATTGATAATTTGGTCACAAATCAGGCTTCTATTGAGGTTAAGGGAACTACAAATGATGTAACAAGTTCACCTGTAACTCTTACAATTAAGCTTAATAATGGAACGGCACAGACGGTTGAAGTAGGTAGTGATGGAAGCTTCTCTAAGACGCTTACATTAGTGTCCGGAGAAAATACTATTGTCATTACTGCAACTGATGGAGCAGGAAAGACTTCTACAGTTACAAAGCAGGTAGAACTTGACCAGACGGCACCGGTTATCCAGTCAGTTACTATTACACCAAATCCGGTAAATGCCGGAGCAACATATACAATTTCCGTGGAGGTTACAGACTAAATGGTAGTAAGGCTTATTGGTAAAGTTGAAAGTCAGGATGTCATTTTTACGAGAAGTAAAGGTGACATCTGGACTGCTGAAATACCTGCACAAAAGAGTGGAAGGTATGTAATGGAACTTACTGCTTTTGATGAAGCAGGGAATATTGCATATTGTACGGATGTAATATTTACATATGATGCTACGGCAATGAAATTTACCATTGAGCCATTACCATACCAATGCACGATAATTGATAATTATTATGAAATTGATTTTGCAAAACAAGACGGATTTGAAATAGAAACAGTAAGGAGAGGTGATGCGTGTGGCTACTAACTTTATTTTAGGAGAAGATAAATATTTAAAATTTCTTGTAAAGTCATTGAAAGGGGAAGATTTTGAAATATCAAAAGCAACCTATAAACTTTACAAAGATAAAGAGATTGAAGCAGAAGGTAATTGTAGTATTAATGAACATTATATTACTGTAAAGTTAAATCCTCTGTATAAATCTATGAGATACTGCCTTGAAATAACTTATTGCATAGCAGATGAAATCCTTAAAAAGAGAGTTCAAATTGAGGTGATATGATGAATAAAGACATCATTATAGATGCAAAATTAAGTAAACAGACTGTTAATTGTGGAGAAACATTTGTTATTTCTGTTGCAATTCTTACACAGGATTATCTGTCACTCTATAAACACTCTGAGTTAAATAAATACACGCATTCACAGTTAAGGGAAGGAGATGGAATGGTTGGAAGATAAAGTCATAGAGATTTTAAAAAGTATTGGATATGAATACTCGGAGAATGATTATGTATTGCTGACATTCTGTATGGATAAAGTTGTTTCAGAACTTAATTCGAGATGCCATACAAAGGAATTGCCAAAAGGCCTTGAAGAATCGGCTATTGACAGAGTATGCGGTGAATTTCTGTATACTTTGAAGTCTGCAGGCAAACTTGAAGAATTTGACTTAGAGCAGGGTGTTAGTTCTGTTAAGGTAGGCGATACATCAGTTAATTTTAGTGGTACATCTCCGGATTCAGCATTTAACAATTTAATTGGAACATTAAGAAACAGTGGAGAGGAGTTGATTAAATGCTTTCGAAAAATACAGTTTTAATGACACGAAAGGCAATAGAATCATCTTATGATTCCACGGCAGATATATTTGAAAAAACTAAGGTGATTAATTCCTCCATAACAAAGTTTAAGGAAACTAAAGTTCATTCAGATATTAAGTGCAGACTGTCTTATAACAGTATAGTAGCAACCGCAAATGGTGAAGCAAATGCAACAGTTACACAGATTATTAAGCTTTTTATGGCACCTGAAATAGAAGTTAAACCAGGTTCTGTAATACATGTTAACAGCATGGGAATAACTAAAGCATATAAGTGTAGTGGAAAGCCGGCTGTGTACCCTACGCATCAGGAAATTGTACTTGATATACTGGAGAATAAAGCATGAGAGATTCAAAGATAGATTACAGACAGTTAGAACAGTTAAAAGCAAATTTGGAAGCTATTTCTAAAGAATCAGATGCATTCTTTGAAGCGGCAGCTAAAGAACTTGCTGCAAGATTATTGTCTAAAGTCATAAGACGTACGCCTGTTGGACAATATCCTAAAGGTTCAGGAAAAGTTGGTGGAACTCTTAGGAGAGGATGGACATCAGGAAAGAGCCAGAGTGCAGCAGCATTTGCAAATTCTCTTCCGGTGCATCATTTTGGTGATACTTACGTTATTGAGGTAATTAATCCGGTAGAATATGCATCTTATGTAGAATTTGGGCATAGGACAGCAGGTGGAAACGGATGGGTTGAAGGCAGACATATGCTTACAATATCAGAGGAAGAGATTAAAAGGGATGCGACAGGTATTCTTGAAGCAAAATTAAAGAAATGGTTGTCAGGAGCAGAGGGTAAATGATAGATAAGATAATAAACGGCATAGTTAACCGGATTAGGCAGAAATATGATGAGAGTAAATATGAGATATATACGGAATCAGTAGAACAGGGTTTAAAAGAACCTTGTTTTTCTATTTTATGCCTGTCTCCACACATAGAGCATATAGTTGGAACCAGATATAAAAGAACATTACCGTTTATCATACGATATTGGTCTGATAGTGAAGAAACATATGCAGATGAATTGAATGTATCTGAAAACCTGGAATATTTGCTTAAAGGCATAACAGTTGATGGATTTGTAATGCATGGGAAAAATATTTTAGGTCAAATCGTAGATGGAGTATTACAGTTTCAAGTGACATATGAGTTCTTTGTCGTGGATAAGCCGGATGATGAAGAAAAAATTGAAAACTGTGACATAAACACAAATGCAAGGAGGTAAAAATGGCAGATACTAAGAGTAAAGATGTGCCGGTAGTGAAGCACAGTAAGGACCAGTTAATTAAATCAAATAAGTACAGACAGTATATTGATTTCCTCAATGCTGTATTAGACGATTCAGTAAGTTATACGCAGCAGGAAGTTGATGAAAAAATTGAAGATTATTATGGAAGGAGACAGTAAAAATGGCATTAGGTGGTGGAAATTTTTTAACACAGAACAAAGTAATTCCAGGAACTTATATTAATTTTATTTCTACCCGTTCAGGTATTGTGGTTAATGCAGAACGTGGAGTTGTAGGAATGGGTCTTGAATTGAACTGGGGACCTGATGGCAAAATTTTTGCTATTACAGCAGAGGAATTTGCAAAGAATTCATTAGAAATTCTTGGATATTCATATGGTTCAGATGAATTAAAAGGTTTCAGGGATGTATTTAAAAATGCAACAAAACTTTATGCTTATCGTATAAATGGTGGCGGAGCAAAAGCATCAAATACATATGCAGAGGCATTATATTCCGGGACAAGAGGAAACGATATAAAAATTGTCATAAAAGCAAATGTTGATGATGCATCACGTTTTGATGTGTCTACATATTTAAACACATCATTGGTTGATGTTCAGACAGTTAAGACTGCAAAGGAATTAGTTGCAAATAAATTTGTTAAATTTAAAGAAGGTGCAAGTTTAGCTGCAACAGCCGGTTCAAATTTAACAGGTGGTACGAATGGAACATCAGGAAATGAGAGCCATCAGACATTTTTAAATAAAATGGAATCATATCCTGATGTGAACGTTATTGCATATATCGACCATCCGGTCAGCTCACAGGTAAACAGTGAAGTGACAAAAGGCTTATATCTTTCTTATGCAAAGCGTATGAGAGATGAAGTTGGAAATAAGTTACAGGTTGTTATGTATAACTATAAAGGTGATTCAGAAGCATGCATTAATGTAAAGAATAGTTCTGATTTAGTTTACTGGGTAGCCGGACTTGAAGCAGCAGCGGGAATAAATAAATCGGTTACAAATGTTTTATATGATGGTGAATATGACATTCCTACGGAATATACACAGCTTGAACTTGAAGATGCAATTAAAAATGGAGAATTTGCATTGCATAAGGTTGGTGAAAATGTAAGAGTATTAGTTGATATTAATTCTCTTGTTACCCTCAAAGAGCAAAAAGGTGATGTATTTAAAGATAACCAGACAATCCGTGTTATTGATTATATTGCTGATAATATTTCATCAATATTTAATGAAAAATACGTTGGTAAAGTTCCAAATGATGATGCAGGAAGAATTTCACTTAAAAATGATATAAGAGTAATTTTTAAATATCTTGAATCTGTAAGAGCCATAGAAGAATTTGGAGACGATGATATTTCAGTAGCAAAGGGTGAAGAAAGAAAATCAGTTGTTATTTCTACAAATGTAACAGTCATAGGTGCAATGGAAAAATTGTATATGACAACAATTATCAATTAACAACAGAAAGGAAAGGTAAGATAAATGAACTTTATGAATCAGAACGATGCACCTTCAAGTAAATTAGCTACATTATACTGTACAGTTGGTGGTAGAAGATATGCAATGCTTAATGCAAAGGACTTTGAAGCAAAAGCAAATGTCAGTCTTGCAGATGTACCTATTCTTGGTAAAACAATAAAAGGTAAAAAGCCAAATGGTTTGGAAATCAAACTTAAAATGACGGTATACAAGTGTAGTGAAATGTTTGATAAACTTGTAAAGGAGTATAAAGATACAGGTATGCTTCCGACCTTTACAGCAGAAGTAAAATCAGAAGACCCGGCAACATCAATGGGAGCAAGTGCAAAAACATATAATGACTGTGTTATTGATGGAGATGTTCTTCTTTCATCATTTGATGCAGATGGTGATTTTATTGAGCAGGAAATTGAATGTTACGCAATGGATTATACAACGGATGCGGAATATAAAGAACCAAGTTATATGTAATTATTAGTGGATAAGGAGCTTAAAAACTTCTTATCCATTTTATTTTAGGAGGAAAGAGCAATGGCAAGTAATTTAAGTGCATTTTTAAAGAAGAATAAGAAATATAAGGATAATGTAAAGTATAGGGCAACAAAGTCTTTATGCGATGAAAACGGAGAAGCATTAGAGTGGGAAATTAAGGCTTTGACAACAGATGAATATGAAAAAATAAGAGAAGCATGTACAAGAGAGGTTCAGGTGACAGGAAAGCCGGGAATATACAGACAGAAATTTGATTCATCAGGATTTTTGTCAAAATTAATTTGTGCGTCTGTAGTTGAACCGGATTTACATAGTATAGAGCTTTTAGATTCATATGGTGTAATGAGCCCTGAAGATTTAATTAAGCAGATGGTTGATAATCCTGGAGAGTATAACGAATTTGCTGAATTTGTTCAGAATTTCAATGGATTCGATGAAACCCTTCAGGATAAGGTAGATGAAGCAAAAAACTAATAGATGGAGGTGATCCTGATTCTATTTATGCACATTACTGTTTGCATAAGTTCCATTGGACACCTTCATTTTTTATGAGTTTAGATAGACAGGAAAGAGCTTTCGTTATTGCTTCCATCAATGCAAGAACAGAAAAGGAAGAGGAAGAAAGCAAAAAAATAAACAGAAAAGGCAGGTAAAGAGATGGCATCGATTATGACGGCATTCCAGTTAACAGATAGAATGACAGCACCGCTTATGAATATAACAAATGCTGTCTCAACTGTTATTACGGAATTTGAAAGAGCTCAGGCAGTATCGGGAAATGCATTTGATTCTTCAAGTATTGCCAAAGCAAAGGCACAGCTTGGATTAGCAGATTCAGAATTAAAGAAGATAGCAAATGATACGAGGCAGGCAATAGGAGAACAGGAAAAATATAATTCCAAAGTAAGGGAAGGAAAAGGTGCAGCAGGTGGTTTGTTATCTACTGTAAAAGGCTTAGTTGCTTCTCTTGGTGGAATATATATAGTAAGGCAGAGTACACAGCTTCTTGGTGATTGCGCTGAAAAAGCATCTCAGCTACATCAGGCAGAAACAAAGCTTAAGGAAGTAATGGGAGCCATGCAGGGAGCGGGTTCTGCACAGGTTAATACAATGAAGAATCTTACGTCAGAAATAAGCGGTTATGGTGTTGTTGGCAAGACGGCTTTAATTAATGGAGCACAACAGGCGTCCACTTACTTTCATCAGACAGATGCTGTTAAAACTTTATTACCTAAGATGGCTGACTTGGCAGTTCAAATGCACGGAGTTAATGTTACGAGTGAAGACATGGTAAACATCGGTAATATGACAGGTAAGGTTATGACAGGTCAGGTTGGAGCGTTAAGGCGTGCAGGTATTTCATTTACTGAGTATCAGGAAAAGGTAATGAAAAACGGAACTGAGATGGAAAAGGCTAATATGCTTGCTCAGGTAATCGAACAGAATGTAGGAAAGATGAATGAGGCAATGGCAAACACTCCTGAAGGTGTAATGGCCAGAAATCAAAATGATTTTAATGCTGTTAAAACTACAATTGGAGAACAGGTACAACCGGCAATAGTTAGTATGTTTAATGCAATTCATAATAATCTGCCGACAATACAGCTGATAGCGACAGGCTTTGCAAATGCATCTGTATTGGTTATGGGAGCGATAACAGGAATTATTAATACAGGAACGCAAATGATTAATTTCTTTAAATCTAATTGGTCTATTATTGAGCCGGTTATAATGGGAATCGTAACAGCCTTAGCTATATATAATGGTATATTATTTTTGCATAATACATATGAAGCAATAAGCAACGGATTAAAACAGATATCAATACTGTTTGCCGTAGCACATGGAACTGTTACAGCAAAGGAAGCCGCTGCAACAACAGGTGCAACAGCTTCACAGATTGCATTCAATGCGGCATTATTATCATGCCCATTGACATGGATTATTATTGCTATAATTGCGGTAATAGCAGCTATTTATCTGATAGTAGCAGCAATTAATAAAGTTCAGAACAAAACCATTTCCGCTACGGGAAAGATTCTGGGATGTCTATTTGCTTTCGGAGCAGCGTTAATTAATACGGTTATAGGATGGATTAATGCTATATTGCAGTACTGTTGGACATTTGTTACGCCATTTATCAGCATAGTTGAATGGGTATTAAATGTTGCTAATGGTGGATTTGATTCATTTGGTGGAGCCGTTGCCAATTTGATAGGTCAGATAATATCCTGGTTCTTAAGTCTTGGCAAAGTTGTAACGAAAATAATTGATGCGATATTTGGAACAGACTGGACTAGTGGATTAACTTCTTTGCAAGATACAGTTACTTCTTGGGGAAAAAATGATAATGCAATTACATTAAACAAAGAAGCACCTTCAATTGACTATAGAATTAAGTATAGTGATGCTTATGGTAAAGGTTACAACATTGGTAAAGGTGTTGAGGACAAAGTAAAAGATAAGGTTGGAGGATTGTTTAAAAAAGGAGAAATGGGCGATTCTTCAAAACATAGATATGGAAATGAAGATGCAATAGCTAATAATACAGCCGATACTGCAGCAAATACTGCTAAATCAGCCGATTCATTAGATATTACAAGCCAGCAGTTAAAGTACATTAAAGATTATGCCGAACAGAAGGCAATTAACAGATTTACTACAGCTGAAATTAAAGTTGATATGCGAAACACAATTAACGGAACATCAGACACAGACATGGAAGGTATTGTTTCTCATTTGAGAACAAGACTTGAAGAGGAAATGGCAGCAACAGCGGAAGGAGTGTATAGTTAATGTATAGAATTATAATTGATGGTCAATATGTTCCGATTCCACCGGAAAAAATAACAATCAAGGTTGATGGTGATAATAAGACCATGACCTTGATTAATCTGGGGGAAATAAACGTAATCAGGAAGAAAAAACTGACGGATATATCATTTGAACTTCTTTTGCCAAATCAACGATATCCTTTTGCATATTATCCGCAAGGTTATATGACAGCAGACAGTTATATAAAGAAATATAGAAAACTGCAAAGGAATAAAAGCCCGTTTAAATTGGAAATATACAGATATGCACCAAATGGCGTTAATATGTTTAATACCATTTTAAATGTGACTTTGGAAAAACTGACAATAACTGATTCGGTAAGTGATGGATTTGACAATAAAGTAAGTCTTGAATTTAAGGAATACAGGAAATATGGGGCAACAACAATAAGAAAAAAGTCTGCCACATATACAGTTAAATCAAATAAGGAAACGTTGACTTTGATAGCAAAAAAATGGCTTAAGGACAGTTCCAAGGCACAGGACATTTACAAGAAAAATAAGAAGGTAATAGAAAAGGCGGCAAAGGATCATAAGAGAAAAAGCAGTTCCAAAGGAAAATATCTGTATAAGGGAACAGTTTTGAAAAAACCATAAGGAGATGACCATATGAGTGACATTATTGATATTGCATCTAAAGAGGTTGGATATAAGGCTTCAAGTGGAAACAAGACAAAATATAGTGCATGGTATGGAATGAATGGAGCCGCATGGTGTCATATGTTTGCTTCATGGTGTGCAAATCAGGCAGATGTATCTACCAGTGTTGTTCCAAAAACAGCATCGACAACTACAGGAATGCAATGGTTTAGAGATAAAGGAAGATTTAAGACAAAAGGGAGTTATACTCCTAAAAGAAATGATTTTGTTTATTTTAAATCTGATGGCGCATCTCACGTTGGAATAGTTGAATATGTGTCAGGTAGTACATTACATACCATAGAAGGAAATACCTCAGATGCAGTTAAAAAACGTACATATCCGTTGTCTTATCATACGATAACAGGATATGGTGTGGTAAGCGATTATATCACATCTTCAGGTGACAATTCTAAAGGTAAAAATGCAAAGAATAACAAAGGAAAGGAAGAGCTGAACTACTTAAAGAAGATTTTAGATAAAAATACAGACAAAAAGAAAAAATCTAAACGTAAAGTTAAGTATAAGATTTCAAAAATAAGACCTGGAATAAATCTTTCGGTAAAAGTCATAGTAGCTCATGGAACTGCGAAATACAAATATCAGGTTCAGGAGGGAATGAAATTTTCAGATGAAAGAAAAGGCGCACCGGGCAAATTAACATTTACTACATTTGCAGATAATAAGAGAAAAATAACTAATGGAGATGCTGTTGCGGTAATTGTTAACAAAAGAAAATTCTTTTATGGGTTTATCTTTTCGTTTTCGCCTAAGACGGATGGAACATTGGAAGTTACTGCATATGATCAACTCAGATATTTCAAGAATAAGGATACATATATATCTGTTAATAAGACATCAACTGCACTTTTGAAGAAAATTGCTAAAGATTTTAAATTGAAATGTGGAAAATTGGCAGATACTAAATATCCGGTATCAAGAATAGATGATAACGCAACATTGTTTGATATAGTTCAAAACAGTCTTGATGAAACCTTGATTGCCAAAGGAAAAATTTATACTTTATATGATGATTATGGAAAAATAAGACTGAGAGAACCTTGGATTGTTAATGCTCTTATAAGCGGACAAACTGCTGAATCTTATGATTATAAGGAGTCAATAGAGGATCAGGTGTACAATCAGATTAAATTAGCATATGACAATGGAAAGACAGGGACACAGGAAGTGTTTGTTGTAAAAAACAGCAAAGCAATTAATCAATGGGGTGTGTTACAGTATTATGACAAGGTTGATTCTAAAAAAGGTGTAAAGGTTAAGCTGAAATCATTACTGGATATATACTGTAAATCAGGCAAAACATTGAAATTTAATAACTGCTTTGGTGATGCCAGAGTCAGGGCAGGTTGTTTAGTTCCTGTAACAATAAAGATATACGACCAAAAAGTATCGGGATATCTGCTAGTTGATAAAGTAACCCATACATTTAATAATAGTCAGCATTTAATGGATTTAGAGTTATCCGGAGGTGATTTCGATAGCAGTTACTAATTTAACACAGCTAATTAAAAAAATAGCGGAAGATGCAAGGAAGGCAGCAAAGCCATGTAATATTGTAATTGGTACAGTATTAAAGGTAAAACCGCTTAAAATAAAGGTTAATCAAAAGCTCATCTTAACAGGTGAGTTTTTGTATTTAACGGAAACAGTATCAGATAAAAAATTAAGTAAAGACGACAAGGTAGTTATGATTAGGGCAGATGGTGGTCAGAAGTATCTTGTTGTAGATAGGATGGTGTAAATGTTACCTGAAACAGAAGATTTACAGTCAGATGAACTTGTAGAAGAGACAGTATATCCGAATGATACTTATATTTTGGATTTTGAAAACAAAATAATACGAAGAATATCAGATGATGATGAACAGACTTTGCAGCAGGCAATTATGAAAATCCTTTTAACAGAATCAGATGAATATAGCATCTATGATGACTATGGAAGAGAATTTGGTGATTTGTTAGGAGAAAATACTGCGCAGGTTATGGAAACGATTGGAAGCAGAATTGAAGATGCAATACTAAAGGATGACAGATTTAATGCTGTTGAAATTACTGACATAAAGGCAAATAGAGGAAATGTTATTGTGTCAATTACAGTTACTACATCAGATGATGAAGAAATTCAAATGGAAGGAGTTGAGTTGGATGTTTGAAGAAATGACATTTGAAAATCTGCTAACCCAAATGCTTGATAACGTGCAGGGTGATGTGGATAAGAGAGAAGGATCTATTATTTATGATGCCCTGGCACCTGTTGCAATGGAGAATGCACAAATGTATGCAGATATGGACATTTTACTGCAGGAATGTTTTGCAGACAGTGCATCTTACTATTATTTGATTAAACGTGCAGCAGAACGTGGAATATTTGTCAAGGAAGGCATTCCGTCTGTTATAAAGATTAAATGCACTCCGACGGATTTAAGCATTGATATGGGAACAGAATTTAGTATTGGCGACATGAATTATTCTATAACAGATAATCTTGGAGACGGATATTATAGTATGACTTGTACAGAAGCAGGCGAGAATGGAAATAGCATAAATGACGATGTTATTCCGGTTGAATATGTTGAAGATTTGGAAAGCGTCGAAGCTGTTGAAGTGTTGGTATACGGAACAGAAGATGAAGACGAGGAAGCACTAAGAGAAAGGTACTTTGCTTCATTTAGTGAAGCTGCATTTGGTGGAAATAAGTCAGACTACAGGGAAAAGGCTAAGAGTTTTGGAACTGTTGGAGCATGTAAAGTATATCCGGTATGGAATGGTGGTGGAACTGTTAAGTTAACAATTCTAAACAGTCAGTTTGAAGTCGCATCACAAGAGATTGTCGCAAATATTCAAAATGAATTTGACCCTACTAAAGACGGAACAGGTGTTGGAATTGCACCTATTGGTCATATAGTTACTGTTGATTCTCCAATAACTAAAAATGTAAATATTGAAGCAGAAATTGTATACAAAAGCGGTTATTCGTGGTCTGATATTTCGGAAACGGTTAAGCAAAATGTAGAAGAATATTTCAAAACAGTTATAAAAAATGAATGGGAGAATAAGGAATCCGTAACTATAAGAATAGGTCAGATTGAATCCATAATTTTGGATATGGAGGGAGTAGAAAATGTAACTCAAATTAAATTAAATGGAAAATCAGGCAATTGCATAATTGAAACCTTATACATTCCAAAGGTGGGTGATATTAGTGGATAGAATGATGATTGAATATCTCCCTGAATGGCTGCGGGAATTTCAGGAAATAAAAGAAATAACAGGACAACAGCAAATACAGGCACAACAGTTATGGAATGTTTTAGAAGATGTCATATGGAAAAATAATTTTATAGAATCTTTAGATGAAAACGGATGTTCAAGATGGGAGAGAATGCTGGGCATTCAAAATAAAGATACATATACAGTTGAAGAACGCAGATTGAAGATTCTTGGAATGTTCGCAGAGCAACGGCCGTTTACAGTTAAGATATTAGAAAGAACATTGGCTGTGTTATGTGGAGAAAATACTAATGAAAAGAATCTTAATTATAAAGTCGATTTAGATACTGATAATTACAAATTATTGGTAAGGCTGGCAGTAACATCGAAAAATGTATTTAATGATGTAATTAAGCTTTTAGACAGAATTGTTCCGTGTAATTTGGTAGTTGAAGTTGAGCTGTTATATAACCAACACATAGAATTGGCTCAATACACACATGAACAGTTATCGAAATACACGCATGAAGATTTGAAAAAAGAATATGCATTTAATAGGAGGTAAATATGGCTAAGAAAACAACGGAAAATATTGGTTTAGAGTTACCGGAAACAACGGATTTTTACGATGTTGAAGTCGTAAACAACAACAACAGATTGATAGACCGATTTTTTGCAAATTTAAAGAAAAAAATAGAAGATCATATTAATTCGAATCACGTAACAGGCGTAAAAGGAAATGATGAAACTACATACAGAAGTGGAAATGTAAATGTCACGGCAGAGAATATAGGTCTTGGAAATGTTGATAATACAGCTGATAATAAAAAAGTAGTTAAAAGTGCAGCAGTTTTAACTACGGGTCGCTCTATTGATGGCGTAATTTTTAATGGAAATAATGCAATAACACATTATGCAGTATGTTCAACTGCAGGTTCCACTGCTGCTAAAACAGTTACTTTAACAAGCTTTGCGTTAGCTATGGGCGCTAATGTTACTGTGAGATTTGCAAACACTAATACAGTACCAAATCCAACATTAAATGTTAATGGTTCAGGTGCATATCCTATATATTTTGGAAATAGAGCAGCTAGTGCGTATGACTTAGTAGGAGGAGAAGAGTATAAATTGCATTATAATGCTCAATACAAAAGATATGAGGTTGAAGGTGTTGTGAGAAATGCAAGTTCATATACACATGGATTAATGAGTTCAGGCGACAAGATAAAATTAGACAGATATAAAAATACAAGTGGGAACTTTTCAACATATGCACCGGCTGCAATAGGAATAAATGGAGCTATAGTGTGTAGTGTGCCATTACCATTTGATATATCTGATAAAACAATAACATTATCATTTGTGTCGATAGATGGAACTAATAGTTATGCAGGATTTTTCACGGTAGATAAAAACAATTTGGGATTTACCATATGGACAGGTGACTCAAATATAGTGAGTTGGTTTACTAATAAGATGGTAAAAATCGAATTTATTATATCGTAGCAGGACCGAAAGGTCTTTTTTTATTATCAAAAAACATTGAGAAGGAGAAAAAACATGAAACACATTAAACCAATCATTACAGCAATAGGAAGCACATTGTCTTCCTTGTTAGGAGTGCTATACATTCCTACATTACTAATGGTACTTTGCAACATTATTGATTATGCAACAGGCCTGATGGCTGCAAAGTACAGAGCAGACGGAACAATAAGCTCATATAAGAGTTTTAGAGGAATAGCAAAGAAAGTATCAATGTGGCTGTTGGTAGTAGTCGGTGCAATAATTGACCAGCTTATTCTATATGCATCTCAGACGGCAGGAATCACATTACCATTTACATTCCTGATAAGCTGCATAGTTGCAATTTGGATAACATGCAATGAGCTTATAAGCATTTTAGAAAACATAGTAGATATAGGAGTCACAATACCAACATTCTTACTGCCTTTAGTGAAAAATATTAAAAGTCAGACAGAAGAAAAAATACATTTTGACAATGAAAATGATGAAGAAAGTGAGGAATAAGATATGAAGATGTACAAGAGAATGGCTAAATCTATCAGCTATTCACCGACCAAAAGAAACAGAAAAGATGTAAAATACATAGTTATTCATTACACTGGAAATAGCAACGATACGGCAAAAAACAATGCTGATTATTACGCTACAGGAAACACAAGACTTGCCGGAGCACATTTCTTTGTTGATAAGCAGGGGAATATAGCCAGGAGCATCACTCTGAACCGAACGGCATGGGCAGTCGGAGGTGGAAAATACAATGATTGTAAAACTACAGGTGGTGGCGGTTATTACAGCAAATGTACAAATTACAATTCAGTCTCAATTGAATTATGTGGATGTACAGAAGCAGAACCTTATACAAAAGAGCAGGCAGCAGCAGTCAAACGATTAATCAAATACATTCGCAAATACTGCTCTAATGCACATACAGTTATACGTCATTTTGACGTTAACGGAAAACATTGCCCGGCTCCGATGATGAACGAAAAAGTATGGAAGAAATTTAAAAAGGCAATTGGCGAATAAGTGAACAGGGACTGACTAATGGGGAGTACTTCGGTACTCCCCTATTTATATTGACAATTAAAAAAATTAATCATATACTGATAGTCAGTATTGAAAAGAGCAATCTTTTAGAAGGAGCATCAAACAACTTTGTTGTGGGTGCTCCCGAATTTTTTTATAAGCCTTTTAAAATCAAAGATTATTTCCTTGAATTTCTGAAAAAATCACCACTTTCTTCTATATAAAAACCGTTATACGTTATTGCAATATCCTCCACCATACTGAGATATTATTACCTGTGCAATTTTGGGGTTCCTAAATTTTATATTTACCGGGTACTGAAGTCTTTTTTCATAACTATACA